AATGTTCGGTAGTGATATTAATTTTACATTTAATAAAACTACTAAAAAACTAACTATCATGCAACGTCCTAGAAGTGAAGAAGAAGTGCTTCTGTGGTTGTTCAACTATCGTCCTGACTTTAATCTACTACAGGACCCCTTTGCCAACCAGTGGCTCAAGGATTATTCACTGGCAACCTGCAAGATGATGCTAGGTGAGGCTCGTGAAAAATTCAATCAAATTGCCAGTCCACAGGGTGGTACTAGTTTAAACGGTACTGCATTAAAAGGCGAAGGCAAAGCCGAAATGGAAACACTAGAACTGGATCTAGTAAACTACAAAGATGGCGGCACCCCACTTACATTCGTAATTGGCTAAAAAATTATTGACAATTATACAGAATTATAGTAAATTATAGTATCACAAGGAGATGCTATGATTATCGGATTCGTGGGTTTTATTGGTTCTGGCAAAGATACTGCCGCAGATTATTTGGTTAACTTTCACGGATTTCGTCGAGACTCATTTGCAAATACTCTTAAAGATGCTGTGGCAAATGTATTTGGTTGGGACCGCACACTCCTAGAAGGTCGAACCGCAGAAGCCCGAGCTTGGCGAGAAGAAGTTGATACCTGGTGGGCAGAACGCCTAAACATGCCTCACCTAACTCCGAGATGGGTACTACAATATTGGGGTACAGAAGTTTGTCGTCAAGGATTCCATGATGATGTCTGGATTGCATCAGTAGAAAACAAAATGCGTAAAACCACTGATAACATTGTGATCAGCGATGTTAGATTTCCCAACGAAATTCGAGCAATTCACAACGCAGGTGGCATCGTAGTTAGAGTACAGCGTGGTGTTACGCCCCACTGGTATGATGTTGCGGCGCAAGCAAACAAAGGCTCAATGAGCGCACAAGACTTCTTAAAGAAAGAAGGTATCCATACAAGTGAAACAGCTTGGGTTGGTGGCAAAATTGACCATGTAGTGTGTAATGATACAAGCATTGATGATTTATATAACCAAATTAAAAATCTGGTCGAAGATCACCTTGTCGCCAAGGCAGCTTGAGTTTGTGAAGTATGCGTTGACAGTTGGCGCACACAGATTTTAAATTTGTATACCTGCAATTAGCTGGATCACCGTCGACGTAAAATACATTAAACTGTTCACTATACTTTGAAGTATAGTTACACTTATCACAAACAGTTTTCTTTTTGTACCCTGCTAACTCCCATTTTGGAGTACCGTCACTCCGGTTATTTGCACAGTGATCACATTTTGACCTGTAGAAAGCACGACCTTCTTTGTAGTAATTAACTGCAACTGGTCTTTGTCTACATATTCTACATAAATTTCTCATACCCGCCCTTTTTGCGCCCTTTTGTCACGTATTTAACCAGGTGTTTTTATCATCATCTTGGTAAATAACTCAAGTAATCCATATAGGAGACAGTTAAATGGCAACATTGAATTCACCAGGTGTACAAGTAAGCGTTATTGATGAGAGTTTTTATACTCCATCATCTCCCGGCACAGTGCCGATGCTATTTGTAGCCACAGAAGAAGATAAAAAAAACCCAAGCGGAACAACCGCCTTGGGTACCACAGCCGCTAATGCAGGCAAAGTATGGTTAATCACAAGTCAACGTGATCTAACAGATACATTTGGAACACCTTTGTTCTATACTGACAGCAGTGGCAATCCATTACACGGTAATGAATTAAACGAGTACGGCCTACAAGCCGCATACAGTAGTTTGGGTGTAAGTTCACGTGCATACATAGTACGTGCAGACATGGACCTAGCATCGTTAGTTCCTACTAGTACAGAACCAGTAGGTGATCCTGTATCAGGTACATATTGGGTTGATACTGCATCATCAGTATTCGGTATTAAAGAATGGAATTCTAGCACACAGGCATTTACTGTTAAAACTCCCATTGTTTTAGATGATACAACGCCGGCTACTAGTTTTACTGGAAGTGTTCCTAATGTTTCAATCGGCCAACAAGGCGATTACGCAGTAGTACTAACTAAAGACAACGACACAAAAATTTATCGTAAAATAGCAGGCAATACTTGGGCATTTGTTTCTGACAACTTTGATAACTTTAAACAAATTCAAATTAGTCCACATTATCAATATCCAACAACATTTAATAGTAATACAGCTACTGGAGCAGTGTGGATTACTACAACTGTACCCGCAAATGGGGCTAACTGGTCAGTAAAATTATACAACGGTACAAGTGAATCTTGGACCACTGTAACTGCTCCTATCTATCCTAGTATTGTTTACGCTAACTATGTATTAGATCCTATCGGTGGCGGCAAGAACGTAGCAGTTGGCTCATTGTTCATCGAATCTAACTACAATCACTCAACCGCAGAAGACGCAACATTTAAAATTTGGCGTAAGGGCGCGGCCGGTCCAACTACTGTTGTAAGTAATTCTGTTCTAACCACAGCATCAACTAGCACTAGTTCATCATTTAGAATTAGAGAAACATTGCTAGATGGTAGTTGGGGTGCTATTCAAACTATGACAATAGCACCTGCCGCGGCAGGAACAAAGATTGGTTCATTAATTCCAGCTGCGGTATCTGCTCAGGCATTAATTTTTACCGTTGCAACTTGGAATGATACTTCTAATGTACTAACACTAACCCATTCGGGTGGTGGCGCATTTGAAGTTTGGAATGACCCAGCAACTGCTCCTCTAACCGGGTTCTTCACAATTGGTACAACTGTAAACATTTATACTGCACCAACAACTGATGTGGTATTTGGTTCTACGACTTTTAGCTTTATCGCTACTACATGGAAGCCATTGACATTCGAAGCAAGACCAACTGCGCCAATTACAATCCCTGCAGATGACACAATTTGGTATAACAGCGTAGTAGATGAAGTTGATATTTTAGTCCATAACGGAACTACCTGGGTTGGTATGAATCACTCTTCTAGTCAATTTTATAATACTGGACTAGATCCCGCAGGTCCTATTATTAGCGCCACACCTCCAGATAGAAACACTGGTCAATCAGATGGAACAGCATTGGTTGTTGGTGACATCTGGGTTGACACCAGTGATATCGATCAGTACGGAAGAAACATTTACGTCTATAGCGGTACTGCATGGGTTAAACAAGACGTAACAGATCAATCAACTCCAACAGGATGGTTATTTGCAGATGCACGTTGGGCAACTAGTGGTAATGCAACAGTGGCTAGTTCTATTACAAGTTTGTTAGCAAGTAATTATCTAGACCCAGACTGTACAGATCCGGCATTGTACCCACGTGGTATGAAATTATGGAACACACGCCGTAGCGGCTTCAATGTTAAGAAATATGTCTCTGGATATATTAATACGTCCGGTACTACTACTAATCCACGTCAATCTAACGCTGTTATGACCAGTTATAATGCAGACCGTTGGGTATCACAAAATGCCGTAGCTGCCGATGGTGGCCCGCAGTTTGGTAGACTAGGACAAAGAGCGCAAGTAGTTGAAGCTATGAAGTCTTTAATTGATACCAATCAAAGTATTCGTGACAACGATACATTAGGATTTAATCTAATCGCAACCCCAGGTTATCCTGAATTAATTCAGAACATGGTTGGACTAAACACTGATCGTGGTATCACAGCGTTCGTTGTTGGTGACACACCATTCCGTTTACAGCCAACTGGCACAGCATTAAATGCTTGGGGATTAAACACATCCGGAGCATTAGACAACGGTGATGCTGGTGCTACTAGCTATGACGAATATATGGCCATGTACTATCCAAGTGGTTATACCAACGACAACACAGGTAACAACATTGTTGTTCCAGCAAGTCATATGATGCTACGCACAATTATTAACAGTGATGCTAAGAGCTACCCATGGTTTGCACCAGCTGGTACAAGACGTGGCGGAGTTGATAATGCCACAGCAGTTGGTTATATCACTGAAGAAGGTGAATTTAAATCTACAGCATTACCACAAAACTTACGTGACGTTCTTGATGATGTTAAGATTAATCCAATTGCTACATTAACCGGCGTTGGTGTATTGGCCTACGGTCAACGCACTCGTGCTAGAAATGCCAGCGCATTAGATAGAATTAACGTAGCACGTTTAGTTTGCTATCTGCGTAAACAATTAGATGTTCTTGCAAGACCATTCTTGTTCGAACCCAACGATGCTCAAACCCGTCGTGAAATTAAAGCAGCGGCCGAAAGTCTAATGCTTGAATTAGTGGGACAACGAGCACTATATGATTATGTCATAGTCTGTGATGAAACAAACAACACTCCTTCTAGAATTGATAGAAATGAGTTGTATGTTGACATTGCTATTGAGCCAGTAAAAGCCATTGAATACATTTATATTCCACTACGCTTGAAAAATACTGGTGACATTGCAGCCGGACTATAATAGGTAAATACAAAGAATAAGGAGCATTTATATGCCAATCGCAAGTTTATCAAGATTCACAGTACCTATTAGTGGAAGCCAAGCTTCTACTACACAGGGCCTGTTGATGCCAAAACTAAAGTACCGCTTCCGTGTTACTCTAGATAGCTTTGGTGTCCCAGGACAACCTTCAACTGAACTAACTAAACAGGTTATGAACGTTAGCCGACCTGAAGTTAGTTTTGAAGAAATCAAACTACCCGTTTACAACAGCACAGTTAAGTTATTGGGCAAGCACAATTTTGCAGATGCAAAATTAACTATCCGTGATGATGCAAGTGGTATTGTTAGTCGTAAAGTAGGTGAACAACTACAAAAGCAATTTGACTTCTTTGAACAAAGCGGTGCTGCCAGCGGCATTGATTATAAATTTAGAATGCGTGTTGAAATACTCGACGGCGGTAATGGTGCGTTTGAACCAGTGACCCTAGAAAGTTTTGAATTCCTAGGCTGTTTTATTAAACAGGCTACTTACCAAGGTGGCGACTACAATGATGCAACAAATCCAATGGATATTGCACTAACTATCACTTATGATAATGCTATTCAACTAGATGCTCCTGGCGGTGCAGCCAGCGGTATTGGTATTGATGTAGGCCGTGTAGTACGTCCAGCAGGCGCACAGGGTCTAAGTACAGGCGGTTAATAATAACCTTAATTAGTAAAAAGCCCAGTAAAAACCTGGGCTTTTTATTTGACTAAATATTTGTATGAGTAACGCATTTACTAACTATCTATCCGGTACCGGATATACCAAAGGATATCCTAATTTAAAAGACTACCAACATGCTAGTCGACTTTACGTTGACAAAAATTATGCATATTCTCCCAAAGTAGGTTTTCTTTATTACGTAGTATTCAACATTAACCCGGATGCTATTATAGATCAAAAATGGCGTAATACCGGTGCAATGGATATTGGATTGTTAGTTAAAAAAGTTGACCTTCCTAAATTTACAATCACTAACGAAACATTAAATCAATATAATAGAAAAACAGTAGTACCCACTAAACTAACCTATACTCCAGTTAGTGTAGATTTTCATGATGATAATTTTGATATTATCAACAAACTATGGATTAACTATTATAAACATTATTTTGCAGACAGCAATTACGGAACCACAGGTGAAGTACCAATAGAATTTAGAAATACCAAGTACGGGGAGACGGACTATCAATATGGTATCTATAATAACAATGCTAACGTGCCGTTCCTTACCTCAATAGAAATTTACAGCCTACATCAACAGAATTTCACTCAGGTGACTTTAATTAATCCTAAGATCACAGAATGGGCACACGACTCTTTAAATCAAAGTGAAGGCAGCAAGATTATGCAGAATAGAATGTCTGTTGCCTATGAAAACGTACTGTATGATTACGGACAGATTGTTCCAGGATCTGATCCGCCACAGTTTACAAGTGTGTACTATGACAAAACTCCTAGTCCCTTGCAAGTCGCAGGAAATCCTAACAGTCCTTACTCAAAAAACCCATTGATTCCTCGAGGTGCTAATGCAGTGCTTGGTAAAGGTGTAGGACCTACGAGAATTAACAATGGTTTTGATAATAGGGGTGCCGGAAGAATATATGGTAGAGTTGGAGGAAGTGGTGGTACGCAAAATATGTTCTTAGACATTGCTACAATCCTTGCTAAGAATTATATAAACGCCAAGGGCATTGTTCGAACCAGTGCTACAGGATATAATATAGCCAGCGGTGCATTAGGTGCGTTAACTAAAACTGCTCCTGGAAAATATTACACTCCTCCTAGTACAGAATACAACCCAGGAGTATTTAATTTACCGGGCGGCGTAGGTATTAACATCTTTAAAGCATTTAATACCAGTGTTGACGGGAAGATTAGAGCAAATCCTGCCGCACTTATATTTCCTCCTAAAAGATAATTATGAATCAAAATTATTCTAACATTCCCGTTAACAAATCTCAGGACTCAACTGTTCAGGCATTTGATTCATACACAAACACGCCTGTTGAAATTAATTCATCTGTGCTGGCAGCAATGAAAGGATATTTCACCAATAGAGACTTTGGTGAAGTAGCCGCCGAATCTATTGCTGTCACAATTATTAGACAGGCCAAACAAGACAATTATAATCCTATGCAAATTTTAGATACATTAAAAGGACTAGATAATGTACAACTGTCTGGCCTAGTATCTGAAATATTAAATTACAATAGATTTAAAAGTAGTAGTCTAGGGTATGCTGATAAACCTCAACCACATCCCGAAATTCAAAGAAATATAGCAGTATGAGTTTAAAGTTTAGCCAGGGGGTTTACAAAGTAAAAAATCCTGAAAAATATATGGGACACGGTGCTCCTAGATATAGAAGTTCGTGGGAATTTACCTTTATGACTTTCTGTGATAACAACCCTAGCATACAACAATGGTCCAGCGAAAGTGTAAAGATACCTTATAGAGATCCTTTAACAGGCAAGCATACAGTTTACGTTCCTGATTTTTTAATTTCTTATGTTGACAAGAAAATGAAAAAACACGTTGAAATTGTAGAAATAAAACCTGCTAATCAAACTCTAAAAGAACGTGTAGGTAAAAATCCCTATAATCAAGCGCAGTTTATTAAGAATC